GCAGAAAATCCTAGACCATCAATTCGTAAACGGTAGGCTATGGTGATGATAGTTTCGCGCTATGGTTCGAACGCCTGCGAACGTGCGCTTGACGGCTTAACTCGCCGAATGACTTTTCCGATCGAGGATTTATGCAGCAGAACCGTCCACAACGCGTGCTCGTTTTGGTCGCCGGCGGCCCCAGCACCCCGGCACGCTGCGCCGCGCCTTTCCATATCGCCACGCTGCTGGCTTGTATGGATGCCGAGGTAACCCTTTACCTCACCGGCGAGGGCACGCAGCTGGCGCGTCGCGAGGTGGCCGAATCGCTACGCGCGATGGAGGGCGGCGAGCCGCTGCTGCACTTTATCCGCAACGCCAAGCAGGCCGGCGCACGATTGCTGATGTGCCGCCAGCCCGGGGTGCAGCTTGACCCCGCCACGCTGATCGCCGAGCTGGATGAAATTTCCAGCGGCGGCGAACTGGCGCAGATGATCCTCGAATACGAACGGGTGCTGACCCTATGAATGTGCACGGCCTGGAATTTCCCGACCCGCTGCGCTACGCCCCGGAGCACAGCCTGTGGCTGCGCGAGGAGGCCGACGGCAGCCTGACCATCGGCCTGACCGCCTACGGTTGCGCCCTGTACGGCCAGATATTCGCTTTCACGCCCAAGCGCGTCGGCGCACGCATCGAGCGCGAGCGCAGCTTCGGCGTGGTCGAGTTCGCCAAGGCCGCCTCGTCGGCACGCAGCCCGGTCAGTGGAGAATTGCTGGAGGTGAACGAAGCGCTACTCAAGCGCCCGGCGCTGATCAACCAGGATTGCTACGGGGAGGGCTGGATGGTTCGCCTGCAGCCAGCGGACTGGGCCGCCGTGCGCGAAGAGTTCCCGCTGGGTGAGGCCGCAGCGGCGGCCATCGCCGAACGCATGCGGCTCGACAACTTCGACCCCGCCAACGCCCATGTGCAGGCGTTGCAATGGAAATAGGCGCCGGCGCTACGTAGAGTGGGCTTTAGCCCACCAAGCCGACACCAATCGATAAAGCCCTAGCGATTGCACCGCGCCGGGCTCAAGACTTATCGGCGTTGAATCCTCGAGAACCTTGTCGCAACGCCCTGATCGCATGGCCATGCAACGTAGGGTGGGCTTCAGCCCACCGAGCCAACACCAATCGATCACCTGGCGATTGCACCGCACCGCACTCAAGACTTATCCGGCGTCGACCCCTCGAGAACCTTGTCGCAACTCGCCTTGATCGCATGGTCCAGCTGCCGGATACAGATATCGATCGCCATATCGCGCGTACGCTTGTTCTTCCACTCCAGCTCGGCCAGCGTCTCGATCAGATCCTGATGGCCATTCTCGTTGACCAACATCCCGTGCTGCACCGTCAGCGTCCGTCCCTGAAAGCTCAGCCGAACAGGCTCACGTCCCACGAGGGATGCACCTTCAGCTAGCAGACACTCGATGTGGTCACGCAGCGCATGAAACGCCCGACGCTCATCTGGCGGGTTACCCAAGACACCTCTCCTATCCCTGGAAAGAAAAGCCGCGATTGTGACGCGCTTCGCGCTGGAGCGCGATGGCTTTTTGATATTGCGAAGTGAGGCGGGCTGTCGCAGGGTGGTGGCGAGGGGTAGATGGCGGAAGGCAGTGAGAGTCGAACTCACCCGGGAGCGGCTGCCGCCCCCAACCGGGTTTGAAGCCCGGCCGCACCACCGGGTGCGATTGCCTTCCTTATTGATTTACAAGGAATTTTCATGCCCCGACTGTCGCTCAGAGGCGGGAGTGTCGAAGAAGTGTCGAAAATCCCTAGCAGGCCCAAACGCTAACACGTCTTGCAGATGATCGGGCGCAAGGTGCGCGTATCGCATTGTCATCGCCAGGGACGAGTGACCGAGAATCTTCTGCAAGGTCAGGATATTGCCACCGTTCGCGATGAAGTGTGAGGCGAAGGTGTGCCGCAACACATGCGACTTTTGTCCGGCAGGAAGCCCCAGCCCCGTACGCACTACAGCTTCATCGAACCGATCCCGGCAGTTTGTGAACGCACCGTGTTCCTGGAGGTGCTGGCGTATCCGCTCTGCTAGCTTTGGATTAATGGGCACCGCGCGACGACGCTTCGACTTCGTGTTTACGAACTGGAGGATGCCATCGCCCACCCGACTGATCGTGAGCCCTTGCGCTTCACCCCAACGGCAACCCGTCAGCAAACAGATCGTGGCGATCAGCTCCACGTGTGGGTGAACCATGCTGCGGAGTGTCTGGAACAGCCGGTCGATCTGATGCTTATCGAGATACGATAATTCACGCTCTTGCAACCGGATCGCGCGCAGCGGTGTCAGCGGATTCGGGAAGTCGATTTCACCGAGTCGCCGCAGTTCGTTGAACATGGCCCGCAGATAGGACAGCTCGTTGTTCATCGTTTTCGGGCTGATGCCGGACGAGAGGCGCTTGGCGCGGTATTCCGCGAAATCCGTCGCGGTGAAGACGATCGCCACCGGGTCTCTGAGCCGTTCGACCATGCGATCCATGATGACGCGCCGGCCCTCATAGTCGGATAGCGAATGACCGTGCAGACGCCCCCAGCGCTCCACCAGTTGGGACAGGCGACGACGATCCTTTGGTTTCGGTGACCATTGCGGACTTTCGATCAGCTTGGATCGACAGGTCGCCTCGAACCGCTGAGCTTCGCCCTTAGTCTTGAAGGTCTTGCGGAAGCGCTTGCCCTTGATCGGCTCGACATCGACTTTCCAGCGCCCGTCAGGAAGTGCCTGTATCGCCATCAGACGGCACGCCCCCATCGCACGTGTCGCTCCTGCAACAGGTTCTTGATGTGCTTGTACAGGTCGCGCTCGCTCATATCCTTGGCGGCGTAGTGGTCGCGGATGACTGGCCAGCATTCCCATTGCTTCAGTCGATCAAATGCGGTCTTAGCGCCCACTCGCTCCCGTGCCAGCAGGCTTACGAAGTTTCCCAGGAACAGCTCCACGTTCTTGCCTGAGAAGCCTCGAGAGGTCTTGTAGTACCGCTTGTATTCCGTCTCATCGATCAGGGAATCGACCGGCAGATCGACCCTTACGTCATCGCGCATCATCGTCCAGATCGGCTCGTAATAGCCGGGGCGGGCGATCAGCTTGAATTGGCTCAGGCCATAGCGCCACAGGCCGTCCAGATGCACCGAGAAGGCCGCAAACGAGTCCGTGTCGATAGCCTCGCCGGTCTTCGCACTGATCGAGCCGCTAGCGAATTGCTGGATGACCGAGTGGTGGTAGCGAAGCTCCACACGCCAGACGTCCTGGGTCGGATCGTAGTTGTCGGGGTCGGTAGGATCGAACGAGTCCCGACGACGCCACACGCTTTCCCAGTAGTCGAGTTTGTCATTGGCTCGCGCCTGAAGCGTTTTGTTGTAGATGCCGAGCTGCACACCGCTGGCCGAGCCAAACAGGAAGGATTGGCCCTTGCCATAGGTGGCCGACTCCATGGTCCACTGGATTTCCTTGATGCCTGAGATATCGCGGGTTGCGCGTGCGCGGCAGTGAAGGCGAGCAACTAGATCAGCTGGAGGCGTCCATCCCTGGAGGTCCAGTGCAAGATGGACAGCACACTGGTTGCGCTCGCGATTGGTCATTACTGCTGCCGCGTAGTAATCCATCCGCTCTTGCAGACGTTCCGGCGACAGCGCGTCGATGGCGTGCGGTGACACCTCGATTTTCAGGTGTGGGCCGATGTTTTCGAGCTTGGCGTTGAAGTTCTTGATTAGCAGGATGAACCCAAGGTCAGCGTTCTGGAGCTTGTACTGGTAGCCAGAGTCCCGGCCAACCCGTCCCGAGTGCCAGACTTCGCCAGCAAACTCCACCATCGCGCCCGGTTTCTCAAACAGCGCCATGATTTCCGGACGGATCAGCCCGCGATACAACTGGCGAACCGTATCGACGCCGCAACGCAGCAACCGAACCTTCGACAGATCGGAGATCGCAGCAGTACCAGGATCAACGAACAGCCGTCCGCGCTTGGTCGGGTTACCCGTGATGTGGTCCAGTCTCGCTTGGTCTTTAACGCTCATTCTTGAATCTCCAACAATGTCCAATAACGGACGGTTTCAACTGGCTTTATCTGACGTGCTACAGGGACGTCAGCGCGCGCGTTTGCACGCCGGCTCGTGCCTCGCCGCGCGTGCAAAGAGCGCGGAGCGCACGCGCGCTGACGGTCATCACCACAGGAAACGCCCCTTCTCATAGGGCACCCGCGTGACGGTGGTTCCGGCTTGCTGCTGGCTTGGTTGATAGGCCGGCGAGGTAGTCGATGGGGGCTGCTGGTTGCGCTGGTCTTGCGGAGAGCCTCGGTCGGGCTTGGTGTCGTCGAAGTAGCCGTTCTGCACGACCGACATGCAGAAGCCGAACGACACTTCCAGGCGTGTGCCTTGCTGGGTGTTGCACCGACACCCCGTCAGCCCTTCATCGCTGTCACCAACTTGCATGCGCTTGTAGTTGCGTGCGATCAGATCGCGGTCGGTGGTGGCGATGCACACAGGCTTGGGGAAGGTTTGCGGCGCTGTAAGGCCGTCATACACCGGCGCCGATGCCGGCAGGTCCTGCACCCTGGGAACTCGTCTGCCCAGGTACTGCTCAACGGTGAGCGGCGCGGCCTGCTCGGCGTCGGAGGCGCTTGGCCGGATGAAGGCGCCGACCGTATCGCGCACCTGATCGACCATGCTTCCAGCCGGCGCGCTGCTGGTGGCCTCGAGCGCGACTTTCTCGGCGTTGTAGCGCTCATAGGCGCGATAGACGAGGATGCCCGCTCCGATCAGCACGCAGATGGCCAGGATGAACTTGGTCGGCACCTTGGCCTGGAAGTGGTGCTTGGCGTTGGTGCTGGTGTAGGCGCCGAAGTAGCGCTTATCCAGGCGCAGCGACTTCTTGTCGGCATCCTTGAAGCTGGTCTTCAGCTCGACCTTTTCCACCACCACTTCCGACTCGAAGCGCAGCAGCTGGGCGGACTTAAACACACGCCAGTAGTGGATGTGCGTGTTGCACAGCCGCCGCAGGTGCACATCCAGATAACGCGGGTCTTGGGTGACGAGGTGAACTTCGTGGCCTTGGTGGCGCATGGTCTCGAAGCGGGTGATGTGCTCCGGTGGCCGCGCCCTGGGATCGCGTGAGCCGAACCAGCCCTGCGCTTCATCGACCACGATGATCGAGTCGTTGGGCAGCTCGAACCACTTCTCGGGGTCTTCGAACTCGAACCACTGCGCTTGCAGCTGATCGGGCTTGAGGCCGTTGATGTTGTGGTAGTAGACGACCCGGCCTTCGGCGTGGGCTTTCTGGTCCACTTCACGGATGGTGTTCAGGGTCTTGCCATGGCCGGGCTTGCCGGTGCGGATAACGAGCATGACGGCGCCTCCTTATGGGTCGATGGAGGTGCCGCCCGGCTTGCGCCAGACCTGATTGCGACGGCGGTCAGTGGCCTTGTCGATCCCGGCGAGCATGAAGCGCGTCGAGATGGCGGCGAAGTACAGGTTCACCACCACATCGAACTTGGCCAGCCCGAGAATCCCCTGGATCACCGGGCCGACATCACCCATCAGCCCGAACAGATAGTCCTGGGCTTGGCCAATGATCATGTTGAAGCCGACATAGGTGACGAAGCCGAAGCCGAGGATCTTCAGCACCATCTTCACCAGCGGGCCGAGGATGATGACGAGCATCTGCACGATGAAGAGAAACTGCATTACTGACCTCCTACGGAGCGGCCCACGTACAGGGCAGCCAGGACGGTAGCGACAGCGACGAACAGGCCGCTCAAGTCATTGGCGGCGCGGCATAGCGGCTCGTAGCTGATTTCGAAGGAACGCCCGCCACTGGTGCGCAGGCTGAAGGTTTCCGCAGCGGGACAGCTGGCCGGAAGGAAGCGGGTGCCCTGGTTGACGAAGGTCGGCAGTTCGATCTCGCTGCTGCCTTCGTCGAGCTTGAACTTGTCGCCCTGGACAGCGGCTTCGATGGCGGATTCGTGCTTTTCGAAGTCGGCCTGTTCTTCGGCGTGGCAGCGCAGTTCCTTTTGCTGGCGGAGAATGGCACACTGCACGGCATCGCCTGTGCACTTCACCTCAGCGTCACAGGCTTCGCCTTCTACGCTGGACTTGCCGCACTTGTTTGGGTCTTTGGCCGGGTCGCATTCGGCTTCGCCATCACCTTCACCGTTGCCCTCGCCATCACCTTCACCTTCACCTTCACCTTCGCCGTCACCGTCACCGTCACCGTCACCGTCACCTTCGCCCTCTCCCTCTCCCTCTCCCTCTCCCTCTCCCTCTCCCTCTCCATCACCGTCGCCTTCCCCTTCACCATCGCCGTCCTCATCGCCATCGCCGGGCTCATCGGGATCAGGGTTTTCGGTGTCATCACAGCCACCGACCTCGACTTCGGGGTCACACGGCTCCGGAGGCTCAACGCTGCAGAAGGTGCCGTTCCAGACGTAGCCGTCCGGGCAGGTGTTATCGGGGTCAGGTGTCGGGGTTTCGTCGGGGTTTTGCTGACTGGAGGGGGGCGCGGGCTCCTTACGAGTATCTTCGTTGCACTCGATGCCGTTGCCGGTGTAGCTGTAAACACCGAACACGCCCGGCGGATTGCCGCTGCTGTAGACGTAGACGTTGCTGGCCGCAGTGAAGCCAAAGGCGTACTGGCAGCTATTGGCGCATACAGAATCAGGCGGTTCGATCACCGGCTGACCGACCGCTTCCTTCATCTTGTGTTCGTGGGTGACGACCTGGCCGATGGTGGCTTCGCAGCGGTTGGGCGTTTCGCACCGGAACGTGGACGGGTTGTAAACGGTGCCTGCTGGACAGCTGGTCCCGTGGCGAAAGATGGTGATGCTTCGGGGGCTGGCCAGAGCGTTGGTTACACAGGAATAGGAGACGCCCGTGGTGTTGTAGGACTGCGAGGTGATGCTCGCCGACCGACTGGAGGCGAACGCGGCGCAGCCCTGCGCAGGGTCGGCGCCACGCCAGTCGAATACGTACGCGCCAGCACTCACTCCAGCGGTCCAATAAAAATCTTCTGCCTGCGCTGCCCGCAGAAAGAGCGAGGCCACAGCGAAGACGAGAATGATCAGCGGTGAACGATCCATATCTACACCCGCCCAAAAAACACGAGATAAAAAGCCAGGGTGGTGAGGATCAGGACGTACAGTTCGTAGCTCATGGCGTTTCCCTGGAAGAGAAAACCCCGCCGGAGCGGGGTTTGTTTGCTTCGGCACATGCAGTGCG